TCGACTGGGGCTTCGACATCCACACCTCGGTCACCCCGACCGTCGGCGGCAGGGTCGTGCAGATCACCGGCGCGACCCTGCGGGACGTCACGATCAATGGCTACCTCGGCGAGAACCGCAGGGCCGGTCGCTCGCCGGACGGCAACAAGGACCATGCTGGAGCCAGCTGGCGCTTGCACGAGGTGTTCATCGCGAACTGCCGGGCCATCATGGAGCACCAGTCCCGGGACTCCAGCACGCCCGGCAAGATGCACGAACCGGCGACCTTCAACTATCCGCCGCACGGCTGGCGCTGGAGCGTGTACCTCACCGAGGTCTCTGACATCGACGGCCAGGCGTCGATCGAGCACCGCACCGGGAAGTACAGCCACGGCTACAAGCTGACGCTGTTCATCGTGCAGGTGGGCTCCGACTCGCTGGTCAAGGCGGGCACCTCGAAGAACGCGGTCGACTCCGCGCAGGAGAAGGCCATCGCCTCCTACATCGCCCGCATCAGCGAGGGCATCGGCTGGCGCCAGACCGAGTACAACGGCCCGCTCAGCGACGGCACCGAGGACAAGAAGAGCGACAAGGGACAGAAGGAGGACAAGTAGTGGCTGCAGGCGAACGCGAGTGCATCATCAAGGTGCTGCGCCACATCGCGCCGGGCGAGCCCACCGGCCGTATCTGGGGGCGCAAGCAGTCGGCCGACGGCGGGCAGGGACGAGAGGGCAACCTGTGGGCCGCCGACCCGGAGGACCTTGCCGACCTCATCGTCGCCGAGCTGACCCGAGAGCGAGGGTGGTAATGGCCAACCAGTGGGGCGCCGACGTGCCCGTCTCCATGCCGCAGCCGCTGCGGGCCGACCAGGAGGCCATCGTTCCCATGAACGGCTTTGCGATGACCCTCGACGGCCTCTACCCGGACATGTCGGCCGCCGACCACGAGCGGCTCGCCACGCCCGTCTACGCCCCCTACAACCCGCTGCGGAACACCGAGGAGACGATTCCGGACCCCGAGGAGTGAGACGTCACTTCATTCGGTGCTTGAGGATCTTCAGCGCGAACCAGGGCCAGAGGAGAAGGAACCCCGCCACGATGAATGGGAGCTGGTCTTCAAGATCCCAGGCCATCCATGAATCGTCGTCCTTCACCGCGCGAATCGCAAGGACCGACGAGGCAGCCCAGCCGACCAGCCACACCGCGCCAAGGATCACCCATGGCGTCATCTCTGCATCCATACCCTCATCCTAGGCTTCAGGAGGAGCTGTGGCCGACACCCGCAAGGGCCTGAACTGCCTGCTGTTCTACCCCAAGGACAGCAAGACCAACGCCAGCTTCCGGGTCCGTGCCGACGTCCTCGGGCACGGCATGACGATGGTCGCCGACTCCTCCAGTTCCCGTAACGCCCGCGCGTACTACCCGCACCGGCCGACCCCGTCACGCTTCTACCTGCGGGTGCTGCTCAAGGGGTACGGCGAGCGCAAGGCGTTCGCCGACTGGATGCAGGGCTACGCCAACTTCGTGATGAACCCGGGCCTGGCCGCCGGTGACTCCTTCCCCGACATGGGGGTCATGCTCCCGAACCGGAACTTCTACCGCGAGGGCGTGCCCCTGTCCGGCTTCGAGTGGGGCGACACCATCGGCACTGTCGTCTGGACGCCGGTCATCACCTTCGAGTGCACCCGCGAGCCCCAGGACGTCACAGCCCTCTCCACGAGCAGCTTCAAGAACGCCCAGGACCCCGAGATGAAGTACTTCTGGCCCATGGGCACGCAGCTCGGCGGCAACGCGGTCCCGTCCGGCAACTACCAGACTGTCGACCCCGGCAAGGACGGCGGCTCCGACCCGGGCCAGCTGGAAGACCTCCCGGTCAACCCGATGCCCAATGAGGGCACCCCGCCGAACGAGCGGTACGACTACGGGAACTGAAATGCGCGACGCCAGGCCCCCGGTCTGCCCCGGGACTCCTGGCGTCACTTGCAGCCGCCCACGGCGACCGCCACTGCTACAAGGATAGCGGCCCGCCCCAGGAACTTCGGCACGGGCGGGCCGCTCAGCCGGATGGAAAGGCCGACACCAAAAGGCGCACGGCCAGCGTAGCGGGGGTCGTGTCGCCGTGTCCGTGGTTCGCCCCAAGGGGCGGAGGTGGTCTCGTGCCGAACTTCGTCCTGGCACCCGGCGTCAAGGTCTACGTCTCGACCGAGAGGCACGGGATCATCGACGTCTCGGACGACCTGGTCGAGGGCTCGATGACGCGCCGCTCGGACGGTGTCAGTTCCTTTAACTTCAGCCTGCAGAACGCCCGCCGGAAGTACGACGGCGTGCTGACCCCGAACGACCGCGTCTCGGTGCAGATGAAGCGGCTGAAGTGGGTGCAGGTATTCACCGGCTACCTGAACAAGGTGCCGCTCGTCACGGCGTGGCCGCGCGTCGTCCACCTGACCGCGTCCTGCTCGCTCAAGCGGCTGCAGTACTGGTACTGGGACTCCCACACCGAAGCGTCGCAGTCCATGGTGCGCGACGCCCTGACGGACGCGAACAAGGACACCGGTGTCTCCGACGGCGGCATGACGAACGTCGCGCTCACCGTGCTGAAGAAGGTGGTGGGCTGGCCGGAGTCCAAGGCCCACATCGCCCGCATCCCGAACAACTGGTTCTCGGTCATCGAGGTCCTGGCCAAGCAGATCGACGCCCAGCTCACCGGCGCCGACGAGATCGCACGAGCCCTGCTGGATCAGCTCGGCACCGCGTCCGTCGGCGGCACGGGCGGCGCGGACGCCAGCTCGCTGAACGGGACGTACGGCGGCTTCAACAACCCGGACCAGAAGGCCAACGCCGCGATCATCTACAACGTCGGCAAGGAGAAGGGCGGCTCCAGCCGTGACTGCATCATCGCCATCATGACGGCGATGCAGGAGTCCGGCCTGCGCAACCTCAAGGGCGGCGACCGGGACAGCGCGGGCCTCTTCCAGCAGCGCCCCTCCCAGGGCTGGGGCACCCACGAGCAGGTGACCGACCCCCGGTACGCGGCGGGGAAGTTCTACGACGCCCTCTTCAAGGTCACGAACCGCGACCACATGGAGCTGTGGAAGGTCTGCGACACGGTCCAGCGCTCCGGCGCGCCGCACGAGTACGCCAAGCACGAGAAGCCCGCCACGGCCATGGTCAAGGACCTGGAGAAGGGCGGGGGCAAGCTGGACTCCAAGACGAAGCCGCAGGGCACCATCTCCGGCGTCGACCTGGCCCAGCTCTCCGTGAACTTCTGCCAGAAGTACCCGAACATTCCGTACACCCAGCAGTACGGCGGCACCCAGATGGGCGTGCTGTCGCAGAACCCTCCGCCCGGCCTGGACTGCTCCAGCTTCGTGCAGGCCATGTACTTGAGGGCGCTCGGGTCTCTGTATGACCTGCCCCGTGTGGCGGCGGCGCAGTACGGCGCGTGCAAGAAGGTGACGGTGGCGAAGGCCCTGGCGACGCCTGGTGCGCTGGTCTTCAAGGGCTCCTCGCCGGGCGGCATCTACCACGTGGAGATGAGCCTGGGTGACGGCAAGAGCACGATCGGCGCGCACCGCGCGGGTGCCAAGCCGCATGACGTCGGCGTCAACCCGCCGTCGGCGGCGTCGTACTGGGACTTCGGCGGCTTCCTGCCGCGCGTCGCGTACACCACGGGCGCGGGCACGGTCATCTTCGATGGGTCGGACGGCACCAGCGGGGGCGTCAACGACATGAGCGGCGACCCCGGGGTCGAGCTGGTCACCGGCGCTGATGCGCCCGGGTACAACCCCAAGGACCCGTTCGACAAGATGTTTGGCGACAACGCGTGGCTGCCGATCTCGACGGCGCAGAACGACCCGAACTACGCGCTGGCGCAGGCCCTGGCCGGGCCGCGAGCGCTGCTGAACGATCAGCCGTTGCTGCCGTACCTGAAGAACCTGTTCAACTCGTCGATGCGGTCGTTCTGCTCCGCGCCGAACGGAGACCTGATCGCCTGGTACCCGGACTACTACGGGATGTGGGGCACGGCTGCCAAGATGGTCATCCAGCCCATCGAGGTGCAGGACTTCGAGGTGTCCTGGTCGGATGACTACATGGTCACCCACCAGTTCGTGGTGACGTCGCCGGTCAGCGGGAACCTCTTCGACCCGGCCACGGGGACCGTGCAGCAGTCCATCTCCGACAGCTACCTGTCCCAGTCGGCTCTCTTCACCACCGGCATCGTGACCATCGACTTCCCGGGTGTGTGGAAGGCGCTGTTCGGGATGGACAAAACCGACAAGCAGGCGAAGGAGTACGCGGACTGGATCAAGCAGCGGTTCGGTGCCCGGCCGGACTACCAGCAGCTGCCAGCCCTCATCGGTCCGAAGGCCGCGCTGTTCTCGGCGATCTTCCTCTTCATGCGGCAGTTCGCCTTCCAGTACCAGGCCAACATCCCGCTGACGTTCATGCCGGAACTGTGGCCGGGGATGCTGCTGCAGTTCCCCGCCTTCAACTTCCAGGGCTACGTCACCACGGTCCAGCACGACTTCAAGTTCGGCGAGGGCGGCTACTTCAAGACGTCAGTGCAGCTCGCGGCCCCGGCCCGGCTCACTGGCGACAAGGACAAGCGGCTGCTCGGTCTGCCGATGGCGGGAGGCAACTGATGATGGGTCCGGGGAACGCCGCCACCCACGGGATCGGCTGGACGGTCAAGCAGGTCAAGGTCAGCTCGATCCTCACGGACAAGAAGTTCGCCCTGTGCGTCGACACCGAGGGCCAGCAACTGGAGGTCACCACGGCCATCCACCGCACCGGCATCACGCCGGTGGTCGGCCAGACCTGGCTCGTCGACCGCACGTACGGGGTGTGGAGCTTCGCCGCCTGGGTCGACCTGACATGAAAAAGTGAGACCCAGTGGGTCTCACTTTTCCCGGTACCAGAGTGAGACCCAGTGGGTCTCACTTTTGGCTACCCGGCGATCTCGGCGGCAGCTTCGTAGGCGCGCTTCAGCTCATCGACGTACTGCTGCACGGCCTCCGGGTCCTTCTCCTTCGCCTCCCGGAGCACCTCCAGCGGCACGATGCGGTTCGTGCGGCGAGCCTTGGCCAGTTGGTCCACGACACCCGGGCCGGGCTCCGTGCCGGGCTCGATCTCGATGGGGCCGGTCTGCTCGCCGAGGAGGAGGAGCCTGCGGGCCGCGATGGCGCCGCCGGAGTTGACGCGATTCATGCGCTGCATCTCGGCGAACTGGTCCCGGAGATTCTTCTGGCGCTCCGGGGAGATGTTGGGCTCGCCATCATCCGTGACGGGGATCTCGCCCTTCTCGTCGACGATCGTCGAGTACAGCTCGCGGATGGTGCGCTCGTTGAGCGCCTCTCGGACCATATCCCCGATGACCCGGTAAACAGGGACGGCGCGGCGCAGGCGGTAGATCTCCTGTTTGGCGAGGCCCAGCGGCTCGGCGAACTTCTCGATGCTCTTGAAGCCCGCATCCCTGAGCCGGTCGAACTGGGTCGCCCACCACAGGTACTCACCGGCCGAGCCGACGTACCCCTTCTGCATGGCACCGAGGCCATTTTCGAGGCCACGATTGGCCCGCGCGATGCCTCGGCGGACCATGCCGATCTGCTCAAGAGGATCCAGTTCCTCGGAGGGCTTGATGAACTCGAAGGGGTCGCCCTCCTCGGACGCCTTCACGATGGCGTCCTGGTGCGGGATGTGAACGGTCGACTCGGGAGCCTCTTCCGCCGGTGCGCTGGCCGCAGCCTCAGCAGCAGCGGTCAGATCCAGTTCGTCCTCACCCCGGCGAGCCACGGGCTTTTCCACGGCCGCCACGGCCTTGCGGGCGGCAGCATTCGCGGCGCCCCGGCCTCCGAACCTCGCAGGCTTCCGCGCGGTCTCGTCCTTGGTGGTCATGCGGCCTCGCTCTCCTCGATGATTCCCTGCATGGCGTGGCGGGCCAGCAGGCCCCACTCCTCCAGGTCGGCTCGCTTGGGCATGACGGTCCAGGAGCGCTGGTGGTGCGGTGCCTTGCTGATGTCGAAGTAGGGGTGGAGGAACGGAGGCATGACGAAGTCCTCGTCCTCTTCGGAGAGGTCGACGGCCATGGCCTCCCTCTCCTCGTCGCACAGGGTCGTGGCGAAGTCACCCTTGACGAAGAAGTTGTACACGTCGATGCCTTCTTCGTTGAGCACCGCCGCGCTGGCGGCGGTCTGAAGCGTGGCCTGGATGCGGTCGGTTTCCCACCCGGAGGGGGCACTGGGCATAAGGAGGAGCCGGGCCGTGGCGCACAGCTCGATGAAGGTCTCCTTGTCGCCTCCGCCGAGGTCGACGATGACAACGTCGTACTCCGTCAGCGTCCGCATGCGCTTCTTGAGGCTGATCGCGTCCGCCCCGGCCGTGGGGTGCTTCACCAGGGTGAAGGGCACCTTGTGTCCCAGCGCCAGATGCGTGGTGACCCAGCGGGCCAGGGACTGCGAGTTGTTGTCGGTGTCGACGACGGCGACGTTGAGGTTGAGTACGACGCTGAAGTAGAGGGCCAAGTAGAGCGTGGTGGTGCTCTTCCCGGTGCCGCCCTTCAGGATGCCGACTCCGACGACGAAGCCCTTGCGGGCCTTGATCCATCGCACGACGGACTTGACCGGGGCCATGAGCTTGAGCAGATCGCGCTCTGTCTCGGGTTTGTGTCTCCAGTTGGACATGTTTCTATCTCCTAGGCGGGAAAGTTGGGCCCTATCTTGCCCCAAATCCGGGGCCCGGTTGCGCCAGAGCCGTGTTCCCGACCCAATTGGGGCCCGAAACGGGTGAGGAGGTGGCTCATGAAGACGCTCGCGCTCGTCGGCGGGGACCTGGCGCTCGGTGACGGCGGCTACAGGACGCTCACCGGCGCGGCCCGTATCCGGCAGGACCTGGCACTCGCGCTCGCCGAGCCGTACGGCCACGACACCTACCACCCGCAGTTCGGGTCGGTGCTGGCTGCGCACATCGGTGAGCCGCTGACGCCAGAGCTGGAGCTGCTGGTGCGCGCGGAGGTCGTGCGTGTGGTCCAGCAGTACGTGGACGGCCAGCAGGCTCAGATCGCGGCCGACGCCCTGTCCGGCTCCAGGAGCCGGTTCAGCTTCCAGGACGTGGTGCAGTCGGTGCAGTCCATCAGCACGGACATCCAGTACGACACGATCAAGGTGACGATCGCGCTGAAGACGCAGTCCGGCGGAACGGTCCGGGTCCTGCGGACGGTGAGCACCTGAGACTGAGACCCATGGGTCTCACTTTTGCTGTGCGGCCCCTCCCTGTCGCCCTCAAGGGGTGACGAGAAGGAGGGCGCCGCATGGGTGTTTCCAGGGACGACATCGTCTCGCAGATGCGTGACGCGCTGCTGGTCTCCGACCCGGAGCTGGACACGTCCATCGGCACCCCGGCGCGGAAGATCCTTGACGCGGTCTCCGCGTCGCTGGCTGACGCGTACGTGGAGAACCACCTGCTGTCGTACGCCTACGACATCGACAGCAAGACCGACGCCGACCTCGACAGCTTCTGCCAACTGTTCGGCATCGCGCGGATCGCGGCCCGGCGCTCGGTCGGAACGGTGACCTTCTCCCGGACCGGCGACCTGACCCCGACCGTCTTCATCCCGGTCGGCACGGAGATCGCGTCATCGTCGAACTCCTCGATCGTGGTCACCACGGTGGTCGGCGGCACGCTGATGCCGGGAGCCTCCTCGGTCACGGTGCCGGTCCAGGCCGTGACGGCCGGACCCGAGGGCAACCTGGGCGCCGGGATGGCTACCCAGATCACCTCCCCGATCCAGGGGGTCAACACCGTCACCAACACGGCCGCCCTGACCGCTGGCATGTCGCGGGAGACTGACTCGGAGCTGCGGACCCGCTGGAAATCCACGGTGTTCCGCTCGCTGGCCGGGACGGAGCAGATGTACCGGGGCGTGGCTCTGGACGACGGCGACTGCTACGCGGTGTCCGTCGTGGGCTCCTCGCGGACGCGGTCGGAGATCCTGCAGGTGCCCGTCAGCGGCAACACGGTCTGCCAGATCACGGACGCCCGCTACATCTACTCCTCGCCGGTACAGGTGGCGAAGTCCGACGGCACGCCGCTGATCAAGGACTACGACTACACCTGGGTTCCGGCGAACCCGCCCCAGATCGCAGGGCTGTCGGCGAGCTTCCCGGCGGCCGGTGAGCTGCTCACGGTGTCGTACCAGTACCTGCCGGTGGTGAGCCGGAACGACCCGGCGAACAACATCACGAACCGGGTGGACCTCTTCATCGGCGGCACCCGGGCCCAGTCGGCGCAGACGGCGTTGGTGTTCAAGCAGACCAAGGTGTTCCAGACCGTCTCGACGCTGGATCTGTACACCGGGGCGTGGCTGCGGTCGGATCAGACGCGGCCGGTGGCCAGCAACGTGTTCGTGCCGCTGCCGTTCGGGCCGATCGTGACCGTGCCGTCCACGCTGTCGGTCGCGGGGACGACATACGGCCTGGCGTCCACGGCGCACCCGCTGGGCACGGTGGCCAACGGTGTGACGTACGCCTACACCGTCGTTCACGAGGACACGGTGGACGGCTGGACGCCGACCTCGCGGTTCGGCCTGGAGTGGCACCACACCTACCTGCCTGCCGACGGCTCGCCGATCTCCGTGGGTGGTAACGGCGACTACACCTACAACGAGGTGCCCTCCAGCGTGCAGGACGCGGTGAACCGGTGGAGGTTGACCGGGATCGACGCCAAGGTCCACCAGGCCAAGCAGCGCTGGCTGCGGTTCGCGCTGGGCGTGATGTACACGGTGTCGTCGACCGGGTCGGTTGACTCGGTCCAGGACGCCATCCGGTCCGCCTTGAGTGACTACCTGAACCGGATGGACTTCAACTCCAACGTCCAGATCAGCGACGTCCTCGCGGTCATCCACCAGGTGCCCGGCGTGGACAACTGCCGCCTGCTCAACGGCGCGGACGTGACCGGCTACAGCTCGGCCAATCCGAACGCGTCGATCGTGGGTGTCCAGCAGATTGCCCCGAATTCGGCGCCGAACTCGGCCGCTTTGTCCTCTTGGGTCGATGCGCCGACCGGTCGGGCCAAGGACATCTACTTCCGCGACGACGAACTGCCCGTGCTCGGCGGCGTGGTCTTCAAGACCCTCGCCCGGAACTCCTTCGGGGTGCTGTGATGGCAGACGACTTCCTCCACCAGGGCAGCGGCACTTTCGGGACCGCCGTCATCCCGGGCGGCCTGATTCCGCTGCAGGCCGACGTCACCGTGCCGCAGTCCACCGCGCTGGCCAGCGGCACCGGCATGCTCGTGGCCGACACTGCCGTCGCCGAGCAGCTGCGTCACTTCCCTGAGGAGGTCTACGACCTCCGGCCTACCTCGCACTTGGTCCGCCTGATGCAGGCGCTCCTCGGGGACTCTGGTGTCGGCCAGCTCCGCAAGCGGCTGCTGGTGGCCCAGTTGCAGAGCCTGTCCGTCTCGGGGGCAAGGTTTTTCGATCTCGACCGGTTCTATGGGGCGATCTTCAACGCCACCCGGAACGATGCCGAGGTCCTGCCGATCAACCCGATGGAGACGGCGACCGCCACGGCTGCCGAGTGGGACTCGATCGAGGCTGCCGACGCTTCCTTCCGGGACCGGATGACCGCGCTGGCCAAGGCCGTCGCGACGGGCGGCACCGTGCCGGGCCTGCAGGCGGCGGCCGAGGCCATCACAGGAGTCGAGGTCGACGTCTACGAGTCCTGGGCGCTGCTCGATGCCGCCGGGGACGCGGACGAGGTCGCGCACACTTGGGCCTGGATGGAGGCCGGTCACTGGAGCGACTACGAGGGCGAGATCTGGGGCGCTCTGGAGGGCACGCCGTTCTACGGCCGCTCGGGTTCCCTGACCCGTTCCGAGGTCCTGGTCCGGGTCAACCGCGACTACCCGACGACCCCGGAGGGCCGGGCGCAGCAGGCCAGCGACGAGTCGGCGCTGGTGCGTGTTCTTGAGCGGATCAAGCCTGCTCACATGCTTCTCACGGTCGATACGCAGGGCACTTCGGCTCTGGTGGCGCGCGGTATTGCCGGGGTGCGCTCGGACAGTGAGAACTGGGAGATCGTCCCGCAGGTCACCCCGAGTCAGGTGCCGACCAGCACGAACCCCTACCCGCTGTCGGCGATCCAGCAGCAGGACGGGGTGGATCCGGGTTCGGCCCGGGTGCTGCCCCGGCCGCCGCTGACTACCCGGCTCGGGGACGAGTGGTCGTACGGCCAGCAGGTCCCGACCTGTCGCTCCTACGCGGTCAGTCCGGACGACCCGGCCGACTTCACCGCGCCTGGAGCGGTGCCGGACGCCGACCTTGACTCGGATGACCAGACGGTTGTCTGGAGGGATGGCACCTTGACTGTCTACCGTGCCTCCCTCGGTGCGCTTGACCCGTTGCTGAGCCACGCCGCGCGTGCCGGGGGTGACGGTGTGCTCATCGCCAACCCGTACTCCGGTGACCGCCGCACCGTCCTGACGACCGACTGACCCTGTCCGGTCCTTCTCATCCGCCCTCAAGGGGTGAGCTGAGGAGGACCACCAGTGGCCGATCTGTACGCCAACTATGCCGCGCTGGCAGCCGCGCGCCAGATCGGTGTGGACTACCGCATTCTGGTCCGTACGCCGCCCGGCTCCCGGCTGGCGCACATCGCCATCCACGGCGGTGGCATCGAGCCGGGTACCACGGAGATCGCGGACTACCTGGCCGGGTCGGCCAGCCGGTTCTACTCCTTCGACGGCATGCTGTCCTCGGGGAACAGCAACCTGCACATCACCTCGACGAACTTCGACGAGCCGCAGGCCCTGGACCTGGTGGCCGCCGCCGACTACGTCATCTCCTGGCACGGCGCCGCCGGAAGCGACCCGGTCACCTTCGTCGGCGGCCTGGACACGGAGACCGGTGAGCGGATCAAGGCGGCCCTGGAGCAGGCAGGGTTCACGGTTGCGCCTGGCAGCGACGAGCTGAACGGCAGTGACCCGGCGAACATCACCAACAAGGACGCCCGGCTCATGGGCGTGCAGATGGAGTTGTCGCTGGCGCAGCGGCAGTCCTTCTTCGAGGACTTCACCCGGGTCGGGCGGGACAGCGGGGCGCGCACGTCCGACTTCTACGCCTACATGACCGCGATCCAGACGGCGCTCAACGGCCTGGATGTGCCGGGCAAGGCCGTCGGCTCGGCATGGAAGGGCCGGGTTGCCCAGCCCGTGACCGGCACAGGGTCGGCGTCGGGTGACTTCGGGATCCCGGCGCTGGCTCCCTTGACTGTGGACGGCATGCCCCTTGACTCGCTCAAGGACGCGCTGCGCCTGTCAACCCAGCGGCAGGCGGCAGGCAACACGGAGCGGTTCTGGTCAAGCCCGCCGCGCAATAACGGTGACCCGACACGGGACGTCTTCGAGTTCTCTCTGGCCACGGCCCGGCCGGTCAACCGCATCTCGTTCTCCCTGGCCCGGTTCCCCCAGCGGGCCTGGGTGCAGTACCGCGACGCTGACGGGCTGTGGAAGCCGCTGCAGAACGCGCGCCTGGGCGGCCCGGTCCAGATCAGCATCCTGGACTCGGTCCCGGCAGTCATCCCTGCGGGTGTCCCGGACAACCTCAAGCTGCACCCGCAGCACTTCGGAGCCGGGCACTGGATGGCGCAGGAGGTCGACGTCCAGCCGGTCTCCGCGAGCCGGTTCAGGATCATCATGACCCGCCTGCCGTCGTCGGCGTACCCGCGCGGCTCGGACAACCAGCCGGTGTCGTACTCGCTGGGAGTCAAGGACGCGCTTGTCTCGTACCGTGCCTCCAGCTTGACTGACCTGCCGTGGCTGCCGCAGCAGGATGCCGAGCACACGGTGCCGATCGCCGGGTCAACCGACCTGCTCGGCTCCCAGGTTGACTACCTGCTCCGGCGTAACCGGGCAGACAACCTGGTGCCGCCCGCGTCCGGCGTGTGGCGGTGCGCGCCGCAGCCGGTCCCGAACGCCGTGGCAAGCCTGTACCTGGACCTGCGGACCTCGGACGGCAGCGCTCAAGTTATCGACCGGCTGTACCTTGACCCGGTCACGTCCGGGGTTTCGTGCAACCTGTACTACACCGACGCCACGGTGGTGCCCGAGCGGTTCGAGCCGTGCGACACCCCTCTGACCTCGCCTCTTGTCCGGGCAAGTACGGACACCCCGGCCGTTGACAGCGAGGGCGTGCTGTTTGACTCGGTCAACTCCTACCTGGACGTGGACAACCGGGCGCTCCAGTTCGACCCGGCTCAGCCTTTCCTGCTGGGCATGGTGGTCTACCCCCAGTTCACCTCTGGCGACACCGGAAAGTTCACCGTCCTGGACACTCCGGCCCTGACCGTCTGGATCGAGTCCGGGTCGGTCAAGGTCCGCCTGGGCGACCGCACGGTGGAGATGGACTCAGTCACGTTCGGGGTCAACGAGCGCATCCCGCTGGCGGTTGCCTACGACGGGTCGACCTTGACTGTGCGCACCCCGTGGTTGACCCGGATCCAGGAGGCAGCCCACGTCGTTGACCAGGCGCCCCCGACCGTGGTTCGGCTCGGCGGCCCGCTGTCCGGTCCGGGCGGCTCGATCCGGCTGCGCAACCTCTTCCTCGCGCTCGGCCGGGCCGCCGACGTCGACACCATCGAGGCGTACTGGGACGACCCGGCCTCCTACGCCCTCAGCCCCGGCTACGGGAAGGACGCCCTCGCGCACACCAGCGCCAGTGCGATCCTGCGCATGGACCCCAGGCTGATCACGGCCGGGGAGGACTCGGTGTGCCCGTGGGGGCTGATCGGCGGGCCGCCGGTCGCCCTGGACGACCTGGTGTGGACGCCGGTCCCCGGGGACTTCGTCCTGCGCAAGGGGCTGATGAAGTTCCGGCCGATCAAGGCCCGGCACCTCAAGATGGAGTTCACCAACCTGCAGCCGATGGTGCTCACGCCATCCCAGGCCAGCCCTCTGGTGGAGACCAGGCTGTTCCCTGCCGACACCGGGCAGGGCTCCAGCATCGTCGCCTCCGGCACGCAGGTCTCCGGCGCAGCCCCGGCGGGCGCCCGGGTCGCCACCGAGCAGGGCGCGGTCTACCAGTATGTGGACGCCAACCGGATCGTGTCCTCCACGGCCAACAGCAGCCCGTACCTGGCCACGGAGGCCCTGTACGCGCCGGACCCGCTCGCGGCCCAGCAGCTGCGCCGCTCCGGGCAGCGGTTCCCGTACATGCCGCTGCCGGGCACTCAGGCGCCGCGCTTCACCAGCACGGGCGTGCACCGCTACCACGTGGTGCAGATGGCCATGGACACGAAGGTGGGTTACACCGTGGCGATCAGCCAGGTGCTGGCCTACCTGGCCGACCCGGTCGCGCAGCGGGACACCGAGCAGTACGTCGAGCTGTTCCATGACACGGCCTACCTGTCCGGCTACGACGCGTCCCAGCAGGGTGGCTGGAAGCACACCGGCACTGCGATGGTCACCACCGAGCCGCCGCCGTCCGACGGTGCGCAGACGGTCTCCAAGACGTTCGTGTCCAAGCGGCGCGTGCTGGCGGTGCAGTTCGCCGCGCAGACGTCCCAGCCTCAGCAGCTGGTCGCCGACCCGGACTTCGACGACCCGAGCCTGCACTTCTGGCGGCCGGTCGGCGACGCCACGGCGGAGTCCTCGAACGAGTTCGCCTCCACGATCGGCCGCATGGCCAGGGTCGCTCGCGGCCACTCGGCGTCCTCCTGGGGCTCGCTGGAGTCCCGCTTCGCGACCTGGGGTGACATCGAGGACTCCGACCCGCTGCCGAACCGGCCGCTGTGGTGGGAGATCGAGAACGCCACCTCGGAGGCCGACTTCGGCGGCATCGAGTCGCTGCGGCCGGTGACCCCGGCGCCGCGCGGCCGTCTGTATGCGGCGGCACGCGTCTACACCGACGGCCCGCTGGCCGCGCCGCTGCTGCTGCAGCTGGTCAACGGCGACGGCCGGATCATCGCGTCGGCCGCGCACAGCTTCGACTCGGCGCAGATCGGCGAGTGGTACGTGGGTGCCACCGTCGACACCAGCCCTCCCAACCCGCTCACCTGGGACGCCGTGTCGGTCCATGGCACCCGTAAGTGGTCGGAGATGGAGACCCTCGGCATGTGGGGCGACGTCGCCCAGGACTGGGACGTGGACGACGTCCATGACGTCCGCGTCCGGGTCATCCAGGAGGGCAGCGCGGGCACCGGCGTGTGGCACGTCGACTCGTTGGCGGTCTTCAACGATCCGATCATCTGGGAGATCTCCCGCGACGGCGGCGTGAACTGGTACGAGATGATCGACATCAAGAACAACCCGCGCGGTGTCTTCCAGTTCCCGGACCTGCCCAACACCGACCGCTCCGGCGGCACGCAGCTGCGCTGGAGGGCCACCGGCTACGCCTCCAACCTGTCGCTGTCCTCGGTCATCCTGCGGCCCTGGTACGCCACGCTGAGCGGCGCGGTGCCCTACCAGGACACCCTGCAGGCCGCCGGGGCCGCCAGCTCCCTGGCCGACTACTACCCGCCGGTGGACTCCGACCCGCTGTTCCAGGGCTGGACCAGCCCCATCCCCGAGGACTGGTGGCTCGCGTTCCGCCAGTGGATGCAGCAGAACGCCCCGAAGACCGACCCGCTGCCCACGATCACCCTGCCCGACGCGGTGGCCGAGGGCACCAACGAGGGCGCTCCGCCCGCGCTGGCTCGCCACATCCTCACCGACGCCTTCGTCCTCAACCGCTAAGGAGCCGACGTGCGCGCGCACTTCAACCGCGCCCTGCTCGATCTGCAGGGCAACCAGGTGCCCACCGCCACGGTGCGGCTCCTGGTCCCCGGCACCACGACCTTCTACGGCCAGACCATCTACGCCCAGGCCACCGGCGGCACGACCTACACCAACCCGTGGACGGTCACGACCGGCGAGGTGGACTTCTACCTCGACGCCCCGGACCGCGTGCGCATCGGCGTCCAGGTCGGTGCGGACCCGGAGGAGTTCTGGGACAACGTCGATGTGACCGCCGTCAACTCCGACTCCACCCACCCCGGCTCCGGAGCCCAGTCCCTCCAGATCGGTGTCGGCGCGAGCGCCACCGGCGTGCACGCCACCGCCCTCGGCCAGGGCACCCAGGCCATCGCCGACTCCACCGTGGCCCTGGGCGAGCAGGCGACGGCCTCCGACATCGGCGCCCTGGCCGCAGGCTCCCAGTCGGACGCCACGGCGCCCGGGGCCGTGGCCGTCGGGCAGTCGGCGCTGGCTCAGGGCTCCCAGTCCACGGCCCTCGGCGACGCGGCGCGGGCGATGTTCAACCGCTCTGTCGCGATCGGAGCGGGCGCCCAGACCGACCGGCCCCACCAGGTCGTCATCGGTACGGCGGCCGACACCGCCTTCTTCCCTGGCGGGATCGCGCTGCAGAGCCCCAACGGCAGCACCTTCATGCTCGGCGTCACGAACGAGGGGCTGCTGTACACCCAGAAGCTGCCGACCTACGTGCCGCCGCCGGAGCCGGACGAGGGCACGGGTGAAAGCTCGGGCGATGGCGGGGACCCGCTGCCGGGTGACCCCGGCGGAGGCTGACGCCGGTTGCTGTGCCACGCCTCCCTGGTGACCGAAGGGGTGACGAGGGAGGCGAAGTGGCGCGAGCACACGTGATGCGGCCGATCACCGGCGAGACAGGCGACCTGCTGTACGGCGCGCAGGTCACCGTGCGTGAGTCCGGGCAGTCGGTGAAGGTGGCCCAGCCGCTGTACGCGGGGCCCACCGGCAACGATCAGCTGACGAATCCGTTCGTCACCGCCAACGGCGTGATCGACTTCTGGATGGACGAGCCGCAGCGTGTGTCGGTCCTGGTCCAGAAGGACGGCTTCTCCGACATCCTGGTCTACCTCGACGGGCCGCCGCCGCCGGAGGAAACCGCCCGCACCGACAGCCCGCTGCTCATCGTCGGCGAGCAGGTGCCCGGCAACGTGCTGCTGGCCGGTGACACCCCGGGCCAGGCCGTGTGGGGGCCGGTCCCGGCCAACTCCGGCGTCACGCCGAGGGTCACCGTCATCCATGAGGACTTCGCACTCGCCCGTGACCCGGCAGGCTGGTCGTTCACGCAGGCCGCGACCAGCACCCGCGACTACCCGGCCGAGGCGCCCACCGACTGGGGTCTCACCCGGTCCCTGCACGCCAGGCACACCGGCAACGCGGCCGACCTCGTCGCCCTCGCGCCGGGCTTCACCCTCGCCGAGGCGGGCTTCGTCTCGCTGTGGGTACGGCCGAGCCTGGCCACCGGTGAAAGCGTCATCATCGCGGCCACCACGCAGGGCGGCACGAAGACCGTGCTGGAGACGATCACCCAGACCCGGCCGTGGGGCTTCTACCGCTACCCGCTGGCCGCTGGCACCTACCAGTCCGTGTCCGTCGAGTTCAAGGGCGCGGCCACCTTCGTCGCGGGCACCGGCCATGAGGCATGGATGACCGGCCTGCAGATCATGTACGGCGGCACGGTCCCCGCGCACACCCACTCCGGGTCCGGCACCGGGTCGATAGCACTGGGTGCGAACGCGACCTCCTCAGGCCTGAACTCCATCGCCGTCGGCACCTGGGCACAGGCGTGGTACGCCAACGCCACGGCCTTTGGTAATGGCTCGAACGCCACGGCCGTAGACACCGTTGCGGTGGGCCCCACTGCCAAGGCGGTCTCTCAGAACGCGGTCGCCGTGGGCGCGCGCGCCACCGGGTCGCTGGCCAGCACTGGCTGGACGGCCGTCGGCGCGGACGCTTACGTCGACTCCACCGACGGCACGGCGATCGGCCGCCAGGCCAAGGCGTACGGCTCCGCCGGTAGCGCCATCGGTACCACCGCCTACGTCGGCCCCGGCGCCACCAACGCCGTGGCGATCGGCAAGAACGCCCAGGCCCTGGCTCCCGCCGCGCTGGCCCTGGGCGCCAACACCGTCGTGGCCGCCACCCACAACGGCTCCTCGGCCATCGGCGACGCCTCCAAGACCAGCGCGGCCCAGCAGACCACGTTCGGCAACCCCGACTACCCGTTCAACGCAGTCGTCATCGTGAACAAGCTGTACGCCCTCACGACGGTCAACATCGGCACGGACGCCACCAGTCGGCTGGGCTTCTTCGGCGCGGAGGGCACCGTCAAGCCGACCGTGACCGGCTCCGACGGCGGCAACCTCGCGCTGCGCAACCTGATCTCCGCGCTGGCCGGACTGGGCCTGCTGACCAACAACACCACGCCCTGAGGGAGACATGGCAGCCAACTCCGTAACCGGCCAGGTCGCCGCCGGGACCATCGACGGCTTCCTCCGCGACGACAAGGGCGACGGCACCCTCGGGCTGCCGGACTACTCCCTCGTGCCCTACACGTACTCGCAGATGCTCGGCGAGGAAGTCTCCGCGCCCCTGTGGTTCATCGACCAGTACCGCTTCGCGCGGTTCGCCGGGTTCAAGGGCAGCCCGGACGGATACGGAGTCCTGCGGGACACCGGCGGCGTACGGGGCTCGGCCAGCATCTCCGTCATCCCGCAGAGCACCGGCACCCTCACGGCCAGCCCGGACGGCACCCGGGCCCCCGACTACACCTGGGGGCCGCGTGACTTCGCCTTCGCGGTCCGCCACCCGGGCACCATCTGGCAGAGCACCAGCGCTGCTCGTACGTACGTGGCGCTGACCCAGGGCAACAACTCCATCGGCGTCCGCCAGACCATCCCGGGCTCCGGCAACGCGGTCGGTCCATGGGACGCCGAGAAGGCCGACTCGGCCGCGATCACGCTGCCCACCGCGATCAAGCCGTGGGACGGCAACCCCCACTCGTACACGCTGTCCACCTTCGGCCAGAACGTCTTCTGCCTGATCGACAACTGCATCGGCTTCCCGTTCCGCGCGCCGCGCGCCTACAAGCGCAACGCCGACGGCACCACCAACACCGCCGTGTTCTCCGACATGTCGGCCTCCGGCAGCTTCATGGGCGCCGACTACCGGGGCACCGACACCGCGCTGTACCAGTGGGACGCGCTGCAGCCCGCCAGCGGAGATTTTTTCTACTACGACATGGGCCCCACCGCCGTGCAGCCCCCGCCGTCAAACAGCAACGGACTGACGGTGACGGCGTCCGGCGAAGCATGGAACGTCAACGGCGTCGCCACGGCCAGCAAGGACGGCGTGCTGCTCGCCGCCAACGCGACGGCTTCGTTCAACGTGGACTGGCAGTACGGGGTGCTGACGACCCGCTGGGGCACCGCGACGGCCGAGGGCGGCCTGGTGTGGCGAAAGGTAGATGCAAACAACTACTACCAGATGACCTCGACCGGCCTGTACTCGTGCATCAACGGCACCCTGTCGAAGTTCTTCACCTTCACCACGCCGATCGTGGCCGGTGACCACGTCGCGGTGAGGAACTGGCCCGGCCAGATCCGGGTGTACGTCAACGGCGTCTCCCAGACCTTCCTCCTGGTCACCACGCTGGCAGGCGGCAAGGGCGTCGGCTTCCGCAGCCCGTCCACCGGCACCTCGCAGTGGCGCTACATCCACTTCCAGCCGCTGGTGTCCGACCCCACCATGCCGACTTCCTGAGGAGCCTTCGTGGACCGCTGCCACCTGTACCTGCCGCTGGTCGACTCCTCCGGCGCGCCGTACCCGTACGCCGAGGTGACGCTGCTCGACCTGGACACCGGCAATCCGATCGACGAGCCGGTGTACCTGGACCCGTACGGCGGCGCTCCCCAGGAGTGGCCCATCCTGGTCGACTCGGCGGTCATCAACTTCTGGACGGACAATCCGCTGCGGGTGACCGTGCAGGCGCTGCTGCCCGGCGGCGCGACCTTCACCCGCTCCGGCGTCGACATCGTCCCGGCCCCGGCCGCCACCGTCCGCAGCGATGAGCCGGTACACATCGGCTCGGCCGACAACCTGTCCAGCGAGGCCATGCTGGCCGTCTCCCCGGACGGCTCGGCCGTCTGGCAGGTGCTGGACGTCCTGCGCTTCCACGAGCACGAGGGCGACGCGCCCCATTCCACAGTGCTGGGCAGCCCCGACCTCACCGACATCTACCCGGGCCAGACCTGGTTCGGCCATACGCCCACCGGTGCGCAGGGCAAGGACACGGCGGTCATCGGGTCCGATGCCCACCCGGGCGGCGATGGCGCGGTCATCCTCGGCCGGGCGACCGCTGGGCCCAACGCGGTCGCTGCCGGTGCCACGGCCAATGCCACCGACTCCAGCGTCGCCCTCGGCGCCGCCACCAACACCGGCCAGCCGAACCAGGTAGCCCTCGGCCGTGCCGCCACAGCAGCCGCTGCACCGGACGGTGCGGTGGTGGTCGGCTCTGGTGTGACGGCACCGGCCGCCAACACCATCACCGTCGGCTCCAGCGCCCAGATCACCTCCGACGGCAAAGTCATCGTCGGCCAGGGCACGCTGCCTGACCTGAGCTGGCTGAACTGGAGCGTCGCCGTCCTGGGCAATGCGGTGATGTCCCGGTTCTTCGCCGCCCGCCAGGACGCGGTCCTCGGCGGCCCCGCCAGCCCCATCGGCGTGTTCGGTGCGGCCGGAAGCACCCAGCCCCTGGTGAGCAGCAGCGGCGTCATCACGTCCACGCCAGGCCGGACAGCGCTGCTGTCCCTGCTGTCCGCCCTCGATCAGCTGGGGCTCGTGTATCTCACCGACGGCGCGATCGACGACGAGCTGGCCGACTGGACGAAGTCGTACGCCCACGACCCCAACCTGGTCCTGGAGACCGGCGACTCCGACGGCTCGAAGGCGGGCGACCTCAACCGGGCCAAGCGGAACGGCGCCGGAACGGGCTGGGTCACCTACCAGCAGAGGACCGGCATCCGCGACTTCCGCGCCCACGTCTTCTCCTGGCAGCTGAGCGGGCCGGACCCGGCCACCCTCGCCACCGAGGTCGTCGCCCAGGTCTCACCGGACAACGCGACCTGGACCACCATCCCGCTGGCCTGGCAAACGATGACCGCGACCACGGCCTCCTGGTACCAGACCTGGCTGGCCAACGCACGCCCGCTGCCGAGCGGGATGAAGTACCTGCGCCTGACCCTGCAGGTCAACTCGGCTGTCTTCACGCCACAGCTCGGACGAGTCCTCGTCCGCTCGCGGAACGACCCCCTGACCGGCTTCGGCAGCGGCGCCTACGGCTCAGGCAAGTTTGGAGGCCAGTAATGGTTAACACCGTCGCCACCGGCACCCTCAACTGGGACGTGCCGCTCAACGCAGCGCTCACCGATCTGCAGACTCAGATCACCAGCAAGCGGCTGGACCAGCTGGTCGCTCCTACCGCTCCCGTCGCCCTGAACGGCCAGAAGATCACCAACCTGGCCAACGGGACTGCGGCGAACGACGCTGCCGCGTTCGGCCAGATACCGGTCGCCGGTACCGCCGCCGGTACCTACGCAGCGGGCAACGACTCCCGCATCACGGGGGCCCTGCCTGCGAGCGGCGGCGCCATGTCGGGCACCTTCTCAGGGAACCCGACGTTCTCGGGCACGCCCGCCTTCTCCCAGTCGGTCCGTGTCGGCACCGCCTCGACGCTCGGGGACAACGGCGTCGGCGAGATCCAGCTGGCCGACGCCACGACCGTCCCCACCACCAATCCCTCCGGCGGATCGGTGATCTACAGCCAATCGGCAGCGGGCGTGCCGATCCGGATGCGGGACATCTCCGGCAACGTGCGCGGCCTGGTGCCCGCGCGCGCTCTCTCTGCGGCGGCCGAGACGAACAGCACCGTCACGCAGCAGGCGTCGGCCTCGCTCACGATCCCCGTGGAAGCCGGGGCCACGTACCAGATGACCGCGTTCCTGGTCGTCCAGTCTCCGTCCGGCGTGAGCTTCGTCCACTCCTTCACCGGCCCGTCCGGCGCCACCATGGTCTGGGGCGACAACACGGCCACCTACGTCGCCTCCATCACCGCCACCGACAGCTGGTCCGGCTCCGGCGCGAACAAGGCGGTCTCCCTGCACGGAACGCTGATCACCGCCGCCACCGCCGGGAACCTCGTGGTCACCTTCGCCAGCGGCACCGCCGCTCAGACCGCCACCCTCGGCTCGGGCAGCTGGCTCCGACTCGACCGGATCAAGTAACTCGTCAACGGAAAAATGGATTTGCGTTTTTCTCGACGCATCACCAGATCAATAAATCTCCAAATCCATCCCTAGCACCCCTGGCACCTACCGTGACCTGCATGGACGCCCCGCCCGTCTTCCACAGCCCGCACGGCCTCTACCCGTGCCAGCAAGAAGGCACCGCGTTCGCCTACACCCGGCGCTCCGGCCTGCTCGTGGCCGACACCGGCATCGGCAAGTCCGTCATCGCCATGGCGCTCGCCGCGCTCCTCAAGCAGGACGGCGCCGAGGACCTCGTCCTGCTCGTGTGCAAGCAGAACAAGCTCACCGAGTGGCACGAGGATTTCGGCGCCTTCACCACGCTGACGGCCGCCGTCCACCACGGCCCCGGCCGGATGAAGGCGCTGCAGCGCGGCCTGCCCCACGTCGTGATCAGCACCTACGAGACGCTCCGCGCCGACCTGGCGCGCTTCTCCATCCCCCAGGGCAAGCGGACCCGGGTCCCCGAGCCGGGGCCCGTCCTGCAGGCCCTGCTGGCCGCCCAGGCCGACGGCCGCCGCGTCCTCGTGGTCTACGACGAGATGTCCGACAAGCTGCGCAACCGCTCCAGCCAGCTCTACAAGGCCCACGGCTACGCCCTCACCCAGCTGCGCCGGTGCCAGAAGGACCTGCGCGTCGTCGGCCTGACGGCCACTCCGATCAGCCGGTCCTACGAGGACGGCTTCAACCTGCTCCGGCTCCTCGTCCCAGCCGCCATGCCGACGGTGAAGGTGTTCGAGGACGCGGTGATCAAGAGCCGGGACGACTACGGCCGCC